GACCTCCCATTATATAATCAATATACACCCTTAATTTTACCTGATAATTTCTTACCAACTTATCGTTATCAAGGATAGGGGGATTCTCTATAACATAATTATCCGAATCTGGAGTCATATAATCATCCGTATTAGTTTTGAAAAAACTACTTAATATAGTATCTTCGGATTCATTGAAGGAATCTAAAATCTCCTTTTTCTTGTTTTCTATAACTTCTGTCATGGTATTACGAACCAGTTTCCATATATATAAAGTACTACCGAAATTTTTAATAAAATGTTCCTCATCAAGATTATAGGGAGCTATTAACCGAAGCGTTCTTAATGTCAGCTCGACAGGTACAATCTTATTTGCCGGAAGTGAATAAGAAAGCCCGTCAAAAAGCAAGTACTGCCCCCGAAGTGCTACAGGTGTCAATATATCCATACTCATAAGCTGGTGGACCGGTAACATGACATTCGTTTCTACCTGGTTGAAAGAGTGTCTTATTATAGCATCATATTTTTTCCAGAAGTTTATAAACAGACCGTTTTTATATTGAAACAAAAGTGATATCGTATGTTTACTTCCGTCTTTTAATACGACTTCCTCACCCTCGGAAGTATAGGGCAGTACGGAACCGAAAGGATATTTACTATTCTGTGAGGATGTAAAGGCAAACACAAACGATAAAGGCGTTTCTACTTTTTCCGAATCTTCATCATCATTATTAGAGGATGTTTTAAGATATGTATAACGGTGCACGTAATCAGCCAGATATTGAGGGGAAAGAATATCATTCGGGGCAAAATCCATTGGAACGCATTCGTCGTCGCTGGTTAATTCGTTATCTTCGATATTGTCGGTTTTCCGATCCCAGGAAAAGAAACTCGATGAAGAATAAGTAAGGCGTTTGTTGTCTTCATCCCATTTGAACCACCGCCCCGTCGTTTCCTCATAATTTAGATGTATCACCCTTTCGGTAATGTCAACTTTCGCCAGTCTGGCCACTTTCTGATCCTTTAAATAGTCTTCGAACCTTTCAACAGAGGGGGCCGCCCCAGTAAAGGAAGTCTTGGCCGATAACTTCATTTGCCGGGCCGTTTCATACGTTATTAAAGGTTCATCTGTCAGGCTACGGGATAAATCAAGGCCGGGCTCGGCTTCTATAATATCTTTAAGAAGTCTTAGCGTAGCCGTTTTGGTATCGGATGATATATTATAAACCAGTCCGAAGCGTACATAAAGAGCGTTCAAAAACTCTTCCACGGTGCAGTCCGGCATTAAATCAGCATAAGCCAGTTTTCCTTTTACGCAACAATCTGCGGCATTATTTAATATTACCAAGTTATAAAGCTGCTTGTCCGTCTTAAAAGGATTTTCCGTGACAGTATAGCCAAATTCAGAGAAAACAAGTTCCAATACTCGCCACACGTACAGAAATGGAGTTATCCCGTATCCGTTAGGTAACTTTACCTGCGTTGGAGTTCCGTCAATCAAGTGTGTTTCCGTCCGCTCATCCGAACGCAATCTATATATTCTACTCCCTTCTGATAACGGATGTATGAAATTCAGATATTTAGGATAGTAAACGCCGTCTTTCGCTTCATTGGCTGTTACTATCTGGAATATGGAATAGTCTTCTTTTTCTCCATTCAGGACTTCATCAAGATGTTCCAATAAATCAAATATATCACTATATTCTTTTACCGGTAATTCCATGGAATTTAATTTCTTCGCTTTCCATGCACTGTAGGCTTCCGAATTGTCAAACCCGATGTTAAGGGTTATTCCTTCTTTCTTTCCGGCCGAAACGATGTTTAGCTTTCCGGTTCTCTTATATACTCCATCCAATACGGTACACGTTGCATCTTTATCTATTGGTTTCATTGCCATATCCAACCGGTGGGCAAAACCGGTAATTAATGCATTGTTATTCGTGCATGGAACCGTAACCGGGACCGTCTGCGATCCCCGGTCGTTCATGATGGGGGATTTCTCGTCGATTTGTACGGTAAAATCTCCCCCTAAATCCAAATACCCTTTATTAGTCTTGATCTTTAGCATACTATTTGATTATTTTCCGCGCGTGAATGTGTAGCGGGCGTTTTCTATCGTCTCTTTAGCCTTTTCCCAGTCCTGGTAAACGATGTAAGCCTTTATAGACTTGATAGCCTCGCACGTCTTACGAAGTTCCTTCGTTGCTTCCAGTATTTCCAAGTATGAAGAATCTCCTGCAGGCGTTCCGGTGTATCCGCCTTCCGCGTAACCGGTTTCCGGCAACGGGTTTACATTGGTCCGTTGTCTTCTAATCGATTCGATGGTACTAACGGCATCTATCACTTTGGGGTTATTCATTTCCGGCTGTGGTACCACATATTCCCCTTTATGGACTACGCCGGCTACTTCATAACGTCCACCGGGACCGGTATAACCACCTTCTGAATACCCCCCGGAACCTTTAACGACTCTTTCCGCCGTTGCCGTCTTACTTCCGGCCGTATTTTTCAGAGACATATTTTTAATCTTGTCTCTTTCCGCTTTTGCCGACATAAGCTGCGCCGCTCCGGTAACCCCCAGCATAACGGCGGCTACTGTTCCTCCAATCGGTCCGAGGTCTGCGTATGCCTTCATTATGGAAACGGCGGTATCTGCAATAATCTGGGAACATTTGATAGCAAAGTTTACATCCGCATACTTCTTTTGAATCTCCAGTTTCTTGTTTTCCTTCTCTTCTTCCAGGGCGGCAGTATCTTCCCCGTTGTTTTCGGCTTCCTGTATAAGAACATCGTATTTTGCTTCCACCTGGTCGATTTCGGCTTGTTGCATGGCTTCCACCATGGAAGAGGAAAGACCGGAAATTTTATCAAAATATCTTTTAGCATTTTCAATTCCCGCACCTAATCGGCCCCGTTGATATTGTTCCTCGCTAATCATACCCTGATCATGCAAATTCTCCAATTGCGCCAGTTCATTATTATATTCTTCCTGCCATGATACACCAATCCGTGCTTGACTCTGATATATACCATTCTCGTATTCAAAGTTAAGTTGATTTATTTCTCTATTTTTCTGACGTTCCAGTTCTACAATAGAAATTCCCGCCTGTCTCGCTATCTCAATTATGGCATTATAAGTCGTTTCTACATCCTGAACCTGTTTCCGGTGTGCTTCCTGCATACCGGTTATTCCTACCGGAATGGAAGTTATTTCACGTACTTTTTGAGCAATGGCCGCCCGATCACGTAATAGCTTCATTTCAGACTCACGAACGGCGTCGGCCGCTTCCGTTGCTGTTTCTATACGTTTCTGTTTGCCGGTAATTTCCAAAGCGGCAATATCATCCTGGTAGGTACGGTTTATCTCCAGAAGTTCTGCGGCGTGTTCCGCTTCAACTTCCAGCATATAGGCGTCGGCGGCTTCCTGCGTGATACTCTGGTTTAATACTGCTTTCTCCATGGTGTCCTTCTGGACGTTGTAATAGGCGGTTTCAATCTTTAACCGTTCGTCCCGTTTCTCCTGTACCAGTTTTATACGGGCGTCCTCCTGCTTGCCGGTTTCCGTAAAAATGGCCGTCTGTGCTTCTGTTTCGAGCTTGTGGATTTCATCGAGTAACTTCTTCTTTTGTGCCGGTGTCTTTGCTCCCAGCTTCTGGAGTGCGTCGATACGTTCCTGGTAATAGCGAAGGTTTTCCGCCGTCCCTTCGAGAATATACTGGGCTTCCGTCTTATTTTCCTTCTCCCGGTTCTGTTTGATTAGAAGCATACGTTTTTCGTGTTCGATCTCCAGAGGTTTTAATGTGGCGTCCGTTTCCGTATTTTTATACTCCCCGGCTCCCGCCTTCTTTTTGACCTTCCCCAGTTCGTTTAAACGTTTTATTTCGGCATCGATACGTTCTATTTCCTTGTTTTTCTTGGCGATATTCGCTTCGCTGTCTTCCGCCCACTGTTCCTGAACCTTTTTCTTTTCTGCTTCCAGCTCCTTTATAAGGGAGGTTTCTTTTATTACATTGTCAGCATTAGTGGTGCCTGTTGATGAAATTTGCATTTCTGTAGTTAAAAGCTCCCGGTTGATAACAGCGATAGCGTCTGTTATTTCTTTCAAATCCTTCCGGGTTTGTTCTGTTTTCTTTTTAGCGTTCTGGTATTCTGTTTCCATACTCTTAACATTCTGGTCCAAACCCTGATTAAGACTTTTTGTCCCGGATGTGGAAAGAGTGGAAGAACGCATGGAAGCCCCAATACGTGCACCGGCTAAGGAATTGGAAGCCTTTTCTTCTTCCTCTTTATTCTTTTCCAACTCCCTTTCTTTCGGAAATTTCTTTCTGTATAACTCGATCAGTTCTTCCCTGAATGCTTCCGCCTTTATTTGTCTTTCCAAGGAAGTTAAATATTCGTCTATGGCTTTTTTGTTTTCTCGTATAACCTTACCTTCCTTACTTAATTCCGCGTTATAATCGGGAATTAAATCTTTCAATTCACGTATTTTCTTTTCCCGTAATGTATTGGATATATTTTCATCATGTATAGCATCAATCAAGGCATTAACTTTCGCTTTCTGTTCATCATATCGCTTTGTAGTCTTCTCCATTGCCGAACCTAATGCCTTAACCGATTCTGACGCCTCCCTATTTCTTTTAACGAACTGGTAAATAGCAACTCCAGCCGCCAGTACTGCTGCAATTAGGGCCGTATATGGATTCTTCAAAAGTTCGATTCTCATTAACCGGAGTATAGCAGTATATCTTTTAGTATCCTTGTGTAATCGTGCCTGGGCTGCCGCATAAGCCAGAGTAGCCGCCCGGCTGATATAAAGTTGTACGGCGTGCGCTTTCTCTGCAACAACCGAAGCAAGGGTCGCCGTTTTAAAACGGGCGTGCCACATGGTAGCGATTTTCAGTCCTCCATAGTAAGAAACCAAATAAGCGGTAACGGTATAAGTGACAACACCCCATTTATTAAACATGTCAATCATACCTCCCACACCTTCCACCATAAGCGTAACAAGGTCTATTAAATCCCGGAGAATACCCTTTGATTCATAGAAACGTAAAACTACCCCTTCGATAGTTGAACTTAGCCGGTTTAATGCACCTTGAACGTTATCACCCATTTCTTCGGACATAGCATTAAAGGCATCTTCTGCACCTGTCACCGCGTCGCAAAGTGCCAGCACGGTATCGGTACCATTAAGGAAAGTGTTAAACGCTGCAACGGAACGTTTATCGGTCAGTTCAAGGGCCTTGTTCAAGTCTATTCCTTCACTGTTTAGTTTTTTAAGTCCCTTTATCAGATCATCCAGGTTGTTAACCGGACCACCGAGAGCAAGCGCGAGTTTGCCGCTACTGTCAGCCAGGTTAAGCAAAATATTACGTGTTGCCGTTGCTGCCGATGAAGCGTCGAAACCGCTGTTTGCCAAAGCTCCCAAAAGGGCGGTCGTTTCCTCAATCGTGAATCCGAAAGAATTAGCAACCGGGCCGACGGTAGACATTGCACTATTCAGGTATTCAAAATTCAGGGCCGAAGACGTTGTACCTATTGCCATGGTAGAAAGTGCCCGTTCCGTATCTTCTGCATCAAGGTTGAAAATACGCAATGTTGCACCGGCAAGCGTAGCAGCCGAGGCAAGATCCGTGTCCACCGCCTTAGCGAATTTCAGCACGGAAGGCGTCATAGCTTTAATATCCTCTTTGAAAAATCCCAGTTTAGCAAGCTCTATCTGAAGTTCCGTTACTTGTGCGGCTGTATAAGAAGTAGTGGCACCCAGTCGGCGCGCTTCATCCGTTAAATCTTTGATACTCTTTTTCGTGGTTCCCAGGATAGCGGCCAAAGTACTGTTTTTCTTCTCGAACTCTATAATAGTACTGATCGCATCCCTTAGCCCGCCGACAATCTGCCCAGTTATCATTGCGCCGATAGTGACAAACACACCGGCCAGAACCGTTTTTATCTTGTTCAAGGAAAGAAGGGAACCGCCGAAACCTTCCGCCTTCTTCGTTGCCTGCCCGTATGCTTTTTCAACTTCTTTCAGTTCCTTCTCCAGGGCGGCATATTTTTCCGGCTGCAAGGAT